CCTCGGGGTGTTCGGTCAGGCGTTGCAGGTCTTCGATGACTTCTTGGCGTCCGCACAGGGTCAGTCTGCACTGATTTCCATCTTCGAAGCGTTGAACCAGGTGGGAGCCGCGTTCGGCGAAGTGCTTGCCGGTATCGCTCCTGCGATTCCGCCCCTTTTCAGGGGGCTGGGCAGCATCCTCAGTGTAGTATCGCCCCTTTTGGGTCCTTTGGCGGAACTTGTCGGTTCAGTGCTTACCGCGCTTGCTCCGCTACTCAACGTAGTTGCTGCTGCGATTCAGCCGCTGATCGCACCTTTGACCAGCGTGATTGAACTCCTCGGTCCGATCCTGGTCGACGCGATCACTACCATCATGCCCATTATCCAGTTGCTTGCGGAAATTCTCGGTACCGAGCTTGGTCTTGCGATTGAGGTAGTTTCCGCTATTTTGGAAGCTTTGGCACCTATCATCACGGTGGTTCTTGACGCGGTGCAACCGCTCATCGAAGCCCTACAGCCGCTGTTCTCCGTTCTAGGGCTTATCGCCGAGCTTGTAGGCACCATCTTGGGCCCCATCATCCAGGTTCTCGGCGATATCCTGCTGTGGCTGGTAGAGAACGTCATCGTGCCCTACGTGATCCCGATCATTGAATTGCTGATCAACCTCCTGGTGGCGGGGCTCGGGGCAACGATCCAGTGGGTAGTCGAGCAGTTCCAAAAAGCCGGTGAAGGTCTCGCGGTCATCTTCGAATTCATCCGGGATGCCGGTCAATCGCAGGTCGACGCCATGATGACCGCTTGGCGCGCGCTCAGTTCGGCTTTTCAGGCGGCCTGGTCAGCGATCAATTCACGTGTGTTCACGCCGCTCAAGAACGGGATTAACACGGTCAAATCGGTAGTTTCTACCGCACTGAACAACACAAAGAACGCCTGGAACACCTTTGTCAGCTTCGTCAAAGGCATCCCAGGACGCATCAGCGGTGCGCTCTCCAGCATGTTCGCGCCACTGGCGTCCGGTTTCAAATCGGCTATCAACTCGGTGATTCGCGGGTGGAACAACCTGTCATTCTCCATTCCCTCCGTTGACATCCCGGGGCTGGGGACCGTAGGCGGCGGCACGATCAACACGCCCAATATCCCGCTCCTCGCGTCCGGTGCACTCGCTACCGGTCCGACTCTGGCGATGGTAGGCGAAGGCCGGTTCAACGAAGCGATCCTTCCCCTTGGTGACCCCCGCGTAGATGCGCTCCTAGCGTCCGCGTTGAGCCGAGCGGGAGCCAACAACCAGGACACACGCGGCGGCGACACAATCACCGCTACAGGCATGAGCGGCGACAACTACTTCACAGTCAAGATCGGCGAGCGGGAACTTACTGATATCGTTGTGGAGAAGCAGAACGAGATGAACCGCAACCAACTCCGCAGGGCTCGCGCTGGCACTGGAAGGCTCGCATAATGGCTACATTGACAGCGGAGTACTTCCCTGACCTCGGACGCGTTCGGATCACGATCGGGTCCCCCACCCCCAACGTCGAATACACCTTGCAGCGCTCCACAGACGGTGGTGTGACATGGGTGGACGTTCGCGGCGGCATTACCATGGGCACCGCAAGCGTGACCGTTGTCGATGACTACGAGTACACGCCGAACGTGCGGAACGATTACAGGATTCTTGAGCCGGTCTTCTACGACTCGTTCAACCGCGAGTACCCCTCCGGTACCACGCTGGAGACGACAGGAGCCGTCAACAGCTACGCTTCCACGCCGGATAACGCCGCGCTTGACATCGTGGGGGACATCGATCTCAGGATTGATCTCGCTCCCGCTCAGTGGCCGCCCGCAACTGATGCCACAGTCCTGGCGAAGTACTTCGATAACACCAATAACCGTGGTTACCGGTTCGACGTCCTGACCACAGGGAAGATCCGCTTTTCGTGGTCATCGACCGGCGTAGACGTCATGTCGCTGTCCTCATCCATCCCGCTGGACATCATCAGCGGCGAACGCATTTCCCTCCGCGTGACCTTTGATGTGAACAACGGGGCAGGCGGACGCACCGCGACGTTCTACACCTGCCCTGGTGCGCAGAATCTCGTCGGTCCCTGGACACAGCTCGGTACCGCGCAGACCTCAGCGGGCGTGACTTCGATCTTCTCGAACAACGCGGCACTGGAAGTGGGCGCGCGGAACGGCGGCAACAATCGGTTCACGGGTCAGATCTTCCACGCGCAGGTTCGCAACGGCATTGCGGGGGCGATCGTTGCCAACCCCGATTTCTCTGCGCAGCCTGCCGGAACTGTTGTCTTCGTGGACTCCGCAGGGCGCACCTGGACAGTGCAAGCCGGTGCATCGATCATCACCATCTCTCCGGTTCCCGGTACCGACTGGGGCACCAATGACACCGGGCAGACATGGGCACTCGGCAGTTCCTCGTCCGGTTTCCACATGTATGTGGACAACGGCGTAGGCGTGATCACCAGTCCCGCACCGGCAGGACAGATCGCCGAAGTGGTGGCCGGTCCCGTCGCTGGCCTCACTGATGGTGATATCACCTGGTCTGCGATTTACCCTGATCCCGCGAACGTGCTTGACGCCCCCGTGGAATGGGGCATAGGGTTGCGCGCTGCCGACTTCAACAACACCTACGAATCAAAGCTCCGGTTCAACACCGATGCCGACAACTTCAGTGTTGAGTTGCAGCTCGGGAAGTTCGTGGCGAACGTCTACACGGAACTCGGTACCTCCGGCCCCATCGGTACATGGACGTCAGGTATCCCGTGGCACGTACGATTCCGTTTGCAGGGAACGACGTTGCAGGCACGAGCATGGGAAGAGGGTGACACCGAACCGGTCAACTGGGCGCTAGCCGCTACTGACGTTTCGCTGGTCGCCGGTACCGGTGTATACGCTCGCGGATTCAAAGGCTCTGGCGCGGCGTATGAGCAGTGGTTCGGGCCTATCTCCGCCAACACGATTCCGCCTACTGTGGGAGCGACTGCGTTCGTTACCCCCGAACAGCTGGAAACCTACCTGAAGTCGGTGACGTTCCCACTGCTGAACCGCCCACTCGATTGCGTCGACTGGGATGCGCTGAGCCGTGATTCCCGAGCAGGGTTCTTCGACATCAAGGGGCGACACGAGATTCTGGCGATTGCCGACGTAGGCTCCTCCAGCTCGTTTACCTTGACATTCACGACGGATACGAACGCCGAGCTTCGCGGCGTGCGGGCACTCCTCACCTACGGCGGCATCCTGTATTTGCAGCCTCCCGGCGACGTTGAAGAGGACTGTCCTACCGACTTCTCCGGTATCCCTGACGGGTACGTGATGTGGGATGGTTCGATTGAGCGGCACTCTCTTCGCGGTACCAACATTCGCGGTTGGTCTGTCGGTTTCACTCGGGTGGCAGCATCGGATCTGACAGGGGTCATTCCGACTACGATCACGTGGCAGATGCTCTGGGATATGATCGGTGTTGACGGCACGTGGGAAGACGTGTGGGCTATGTGGCCCACGTGGCAAGACCTATGGCTTGCAGAAGGTGACATTTCTTCGTTTGGGGAAGTACTGTGAGTGACCGCACGAACAACGATCTTGCTGCACTGCTAACGCCTGCGCCTTCACGCGGCGTGCAGTTCAGCCAAGGCAAGATCTTGACATGGGAGCGCGGCGGAGAGCTGCGCAACACGATTGAATGGCGTGGTATCACGCTCACCGATGTCCCTGTGGTTGAAGGCGTCAACGCCTTGGCACTCAAGCCTGGCGATGTCATCGGGATGCTTGGGTGGGCACCGGAGAATGCAAAAGGTGTTGGTACCTGGTGGATTCTCGGAAAGCTCTCAGCGCCCGGTGAGTTCGTTTCTGACTTGACGTTCTTCCTAGGGCAAATTCGGTTCATGACCAAGAGAGATCCCGATATTGCGCAAGCGTACTTCGGAAATATCGTGGATACCGATGAACCTATCACCATCCTCTATTACGGTGACTCGGCTGAGACACGTGCGCTACGTATTCAAAATAGAAACAGTATCGCTATTCGTGACCCTAGCAACAACATCATATTCGAGAACGATTCGGCAACCGGGGTTGGATTGGCGCGTCCGTACCTCAACATTCCCATGTATCCGTCTACCGGTACCTCTGTCGTGGTCGGTGGTCCGTTTTGGCCATCGTTCACCAACGTGGCGTATCAGGAGGTCATGCACGGTATCACTACCCTGTGGCATCCAAGGATCAGGATCGGAGTTGCCGTCAGCATTACAGCTGGTTCACTTGAATGGCAGTTGCGCGTGGACGGAACCGTGATCGGATCGGCCACCGGTGCCGGTAACGTCACAGGAGACGTACCAGGGTGGGGAACGACAACGCTTCCCGGAGACCAACGGAGCGTACAACTATGGTGCCGCAACACCTCAGGCACAGCGTCACGTGTTATCACTGACTACTGCTACGGATTGCAGTCGTAATGGTCACCGCAGCGGACTTCGCCTCACTCATCGCCGGATCGCACACGGCTCGCTTCCGAGCGACACTGGTAGCAGGGTTCCAGACCGGAGAAGACCCCTCGGGCACGGCACTACGCGTCATCGGCGGCGGCGTGGAGTATGACGCCTCAGCTGACATCCGCGCCAGCGGCAGTGTCAGCATCGCCGAGGACTGGCCTACCGCACGTGATCTGGACTTCGCCCCGTACGGAAGCGAGGTGTTCCTCTCGCGTGGCGTCGAGACCGGAGCACTCGGCGTGAAGTGGGCCCCGCTGGGCTACTACCGGATTAGTCAGACCACGCAACCGGATGCGGCCAACGGCCCGCTGACCCTGGACATCGATGACCGCATGGCAACGATCATCGATTCCCGGTTCATGCAGCCCCGCCAATGGCTCAC